ATAGTGGATGCATTGACTGAGAGGTTGCGCACTACATTGATAGCACCTGACGTCGACTTTAAGCCGCTGCAGAGTTATCTCGGGCCGAAAATAGAGCAAGCGCTTGCACTGTATGCACGCAAGAAAGACTATGCTACGTATCTGATGCCACTGTTTCAGATAATAACGCCGTATAAGTATCGTGCGGTGGTGGAGCCGACGTATCACCCAGACTTGATACCAGATGGTGAGGGCACTGAGTACATACAGGCGGTATTCACTAGACTAGGGCAGGACCCGAGCGTGAGCAAGGCACTACTAATAGAAATAATAACACTCATAACTAGAGAGCTATGGCAGGACCCTTGGAGCGAGGAGAGATTGCAGCAGTTTATAGACTACATACCACAGCAGAAGTTTAGCGCGACGCAAAAGCCGGTGTTTGTGTATGATAGTAAGGCAGTAGAGCAGCCACTAGTTAGCATCAACGGTAACGAGTATATGCCGCTGTATCGCACGCTGGACGACGACTATATAATTAGTAAGCCGACGGGCTCAGTCGAGCTAGTTAAAGGTCTAGCTAACTTTAAGAAGGCGATGGCTAGTAAGAACTACGACATAATAGTGTCGGGTGCTAAAGTTAACCTTGATACAACGATAGGCATTAAGAAGCTAGCGGAGCTACTGAAGACCGTGCAGCTGCGCAATGCCCCGTATTATGAGACTGGAGAGTTTGCAGAAGAAGGCTCGCTGTATTATAATATGTATAAGCCGACTAAGTTCTTGGGCATTATAAGGTCTCAGTATAAACAAGATACCATATACACAGGTGAGAAGAGCCACCCGACGATAACTAAGATTATTAAAAATATAATGTATGATAACTTAGAACTAACCGCCGCCGACCCTAACGCCATAACTATGTATGATAAGTTTATAATGTTTTTAGCTCACAAGCTTAAGACTCTCGACTACTCACCACTAGTATTTCAGATGATGGGTAATAGGGGTATAGGCAAGAGCTTGTTCATGGCGATACTAGACCAGCTAACTGCTGGCGTGGTTGAGGTTAGCTTTAGTAAGAGCAATGCACAATTTAACGAGGAGCAAGAGAGTGCACTGTTTCTCAACGAGGATGAGGGCCTGGTCACAACTAAACTAGTGAATAGCATTAAGAAGTTGAGTGGTAAGGCTAAGGTGCTTATAGAAGGTAAAGGCAAGACACCGTATATGATGAGAAATGTGGGCACCTACGTCTGCACCACTAACAAGACTATACCACTGGCTGAGACCATAGACGACAGAAGGTTTGTCACGTTTTCAGGGTTTAAAGCACCGATGCTAACAACGCCAGACTTGCCACTGAAGATAGCACTAGAGCTGGAGAGCTTTGCACTATGCCTTAGAGATACTAAGCTGATAAATCCACGGTTGTATCTCGACGCTAACGAGTGGCATGACCAAATACATATAGATAACTTCACGGAGCAGAAAGAGAATACACAAGATGGCCCAGGCAGATTAGCTGAGGTTGTGTACTCGCTGAACCACATGAGTGGTATAGAACTGCACAAAGCACTAGCTAGTATCTTGGGCGAGGGCTACCACGTCATACAGTCGCGCAAGCAGCCTGGCATTCTATACATACCGCTTAACCGCATGCCACGACTAGTTAGGTTGACGGACCGCAAGCCGCTAACGCACGAGATAACTAGAGAGCATCTAAAGGCGGTGGGCCTGGATATGTATGTATCTCAGGACAAGAATGGGACTAAGTCGCCGTATGGCGTTAACTACTATCGCTTAGTATTGAAGATTAGCTTGCCTCAGTATGAAGAGTGGGTGCAGGCGTATAGCTTCGGTGCTGACACAGAAATAGAAGGTGATAATAGCTCACTAATAGAAGGATTAGAATGAGAATAAATTACACTACTGGCTATGCAGGGACTGGCAAAAGCACTAAGCTCATAGAGTTGTGTGAGAAGCTGCCGCTAAAGACTACGATAGTTGTGGCTCCGACACACAAAGCACTAGCTAGAATACAAGATAGTTTGCCTGATGGCATGGAGTGTAGGACTATACACTCTATGCTTGGGTGGATACCTAGCATCAATGAGAAGGCGGAGACGGTTAACCAGATAGATACTACTATAAAGCTGAGCCGAGAGCTGTATGAGTATACCGACATAGTTATCGACGAGGCAGGTATGATGAGCGAGGACATGCTGTTTGAGCTTACGAGCAGAATAGAAGAGGCACAAGACTACGCTAACACTAAAGACGAGCAGGATATAACTATCCACTGCTTTCTAGACCCATACCAGCTGCTACCTGTGAGAGGAGTGCAGATACAGACTGACCCTGATACAACCACAAATCTCACTACTCAGTATAGGGCTGAGAGTCCGGACGTGGTGGCACTATACACTAAGTTTGTGCACTATTTGCAGGGGACTAACAAGAAAGACTTGTCGACGCCCTACAGTGAGAATGTTAAGAAGTTTGACATAAAAGAGTTTAAGCGTGGTGATAGACTGCTAGCGTATACTAATGAGGCGGTAGGTAGGTGGAATGGCGTCATAGCGCAGCACCTAGGTATACAAGGCACAGGCCCTGAGTCGTATATAGGGCAAGAAGTGCAGCTGGGTAATATGCTAGACACTGTGCTAGTTACTGACATAATAGAACTAAACCCGAAGAATATATTTGAGGTGGATAAGCTTATAGCTTGGTATCTTGATGGCACGCTTAAGTTGCAGAATAACCAGATTAACCGCAACTTTCTTGAGCCGTCTCTATTTCAATTAATTATAAATAAAAATATTAATTTTATACAAGATATAAGAGGCCATATTTATCCCGTAATAATAGGAATAGATTATGCGAAGAAAATAATCCAAGAAACAAAAGAAATGGCGATAAAGGATAGAAAAGAATTTAAAAATGTATATGCGTTAAATAGGGCGTTTATTATGGATTATAACTTTGCGACCACTGTGCACAAAGCTCAGGGCTCTGAGTTTGATAGAGTGTTTATAGATAAGTTGGATATCCAGCGCTCGATAAATAATGGGTATTATAGCACCTATGCTAGACTGATGTATGTTAGCCTTAGCCGGGCAAAAAGTGCGATTTTTATATAAAATAAAATTTTAAAAAATTTAAAAAATTTTTCTTCGTTTAAGCTTATTTTAATATTAGATATGTTATAATAATCGTATGAATAAAGGGAAATGGTGCTGGTAACAGCTAACAAAGAAACGAAAGTAATTCAATTTAATAAAGGAGCCTAAGATGGCAAAGAAATCAGAAATCCTAGCTAGTGTGCTAGCAGCAGTTGCAGTTTTCAGTAAAGAGAACAAGCTAACAAAAGAACAAACTGAGGGTCTTAATGAACTATTAAATGACCTTTTGGCACCAAAGAGTGCAGGCCTTAGCGTTAATCTTGATGAGATAACTAAGAAAGATGCTAACGGTAAAATCACACACATTATGTGCTCACTATCAGGTAAGTTTTTACCAGCAACTCTTGACTTCTTCTATGAAGACAAAACTGGTAAAGGTGTTGGTGGCACTGGTCTTAAGAGACTATCACGCCAAGCTGAGGCAATTCGCAAGCAATTTACAAAACAAATTACAGCTAGCGAGCATGCTATCATGGCTGACACAGTTGATAAGAAAATTACACCTGAAGATGCGCGCAAAAAACTTGAGGCACTTAGAGCTTCTAAACCTGACTACAGTAAAGTTAGTGACAAGCTACCAGCTAAAAATGTAGAGGCTGAAGCACCTAAGAAAGCTGAGAAATCAGCTAAGTAATTTAACAGAGTGCTATAATTATAGCACTCGATTAAGTTATACTCTATAGCTTACGGACTAGGACGTGCCTAGAATAAAACACTGTAGCACATAAGGAGAACATTATGGCTGGAACTAAAGTTAAAACAATGGTAGGTGCCTTGAAATATGTATATATTAAAGGCGAGGGTCGCAATCAGGCTATGCCTGGTGAGCCTGCTCGTATGCAATACGTAGCTTCATTAGTATGCCCTAAGGATAGCGATATCCATAAAGACATAGAAGCACAAATTAATGCAGAGTGGAATGCTTACAAAGCACTAAACAAGGTAAAGGGTAAACCTCATACAAACGGCATTAAAGATGAGTATGTTAAAGACCCTAAGGGTACGATTGACCCAGACACAGAAGAGGTTGCAAAAGTCCCAAGTGGGAATGTTATCATAACATTCAAGACTAATGTAGCTTTTCCTGATGGTAAACCTCAAGAGGTTAAAGTAAAAGACCGCAAAGGTGGCGACATAACAAAAGCCTATGCAGACGTGCCATGGTCGATAGGTGAGGGCTCTATGGGCCGCATTTTCGGAACAGCGATGGGCAATAGTATCGGTGGTAAGCATAAAGTAACTCTTTATCTTAACGGTATACAGCTTGCTAAACTAGTCAAATATGAAGGCAATGATATTGACGCCGATGAAATTGAAGGTGAAGATATCGATGTTGACGATGGTATGGGCGAGCTAGAGGCACCAGCACTATAGCTTTAGTTTGGGCTCTCTTGTAGAGCCCTTAATTTTTATGATGAGATAACAACTCAATTAAATTAAAATAGAAGGATAATAAATGCAAATCGCACTTTGTTTATTTAATAACGGGCTTAAAGAGTATACAAGAGAAAATTGTGGAGATACACAGCTCTATAGTTTTAAAATCCCAGATTATTTAAAAGATTTTATAGTAGAAGGCTCTACAGCAGTAGCGTGGACTAAAAACAACTTACAAATAGTTAAGGTTGTTGAGATAGTAGATAGCACAGATGAAAGAGCTGAGCAAGCTACTCAGTATCTAATCTCTAGAGTACACGTTGAGGCAGAAAAAGAAAGACAAAAAATTAAACTTCAAATTGTTACACTTAAAAAGAAACTAGAAAAAGAGATTGCAGTAGCTAAAGAAAGAGAAGAGCTACAAAAACTTGCTACAGTTAATCCAGAGATTGAAAGCATAACTAAAGAGATAGACGACTTAAGAAAGGTGCTAGAATGGTAAGCTATAGAATACCTGAAACATTAGCAGGCTTAGCCTTTAAACTAGATGAGCCTGTCTTTATGGATATTGAAACACAAGGTTTATATGTAGATACTAGGTTAGTGCAGTTATATCAGCCTAGCACATATGACGACGTTATAGTGCTAGATACAGATATAATAGACTTAGATGAGATTAAGAAGTTTATAGCACCTTTATGGAGTGTTTGGTATAATGCTAGCTATGACTTGGGCACGCTTAATATGTCTACAGCTAGGATTGACGATATACTTTATCTTGTTAGGTCTGCTTACCCAGAGTTTCAAGAGTTTGCCCTTGATAAAGTTTTAACTCAATTAAACTTTGGGCATCTATATCAAGGCTTGGATAAGAAAGCATTACAAAAGGCAGGATTTATGAAGGGAGCTTATCTTAGCGATGCTCAACTTAGATATTCTGCTACTGACGTAGTTGCACTATCTTATCTTTGGAAAAATCAAAAGATACAAAATGCCAGAAATTTACTTGCATATAAAGTAGATATTCTTAATCTAAAATATGCAGTAGAATACCAGCAAAATAATCTAATCGTTAATCAAGAGGGAGTTAGATTAGAACTAGATAAGCTAGTTGATGTAATAGCTGAGCACGATAAAGAATTGAATGGGCTTAATCCTAATAGTCCTAAGCAAGTCAAAGAGTATCTAGGCACTGATAGCTCATCTAAAGAAATACTTATCGATTTGATAGCTAATGGCACTCCAGACCAGAAGAAGATGGCTAAACTAGTATATGAGCAAAGAAGGTTATTAAAGCGTAGAACGTTTTTAAATAGCTATAATTATCCTTACGTTACTACTAGGTTTAACCCTGCAGGTGCTGCTACTGGCAGGTTTACCTCAACAGGTGGTGATTTAGAGCGCGGTATAAACGCACAGCAAATTACTAGAGATTTGCAGTATCTATTTAATGGTGATACTGAAGACACTACAGTAGTGCACGGAGACTTCTCAACTGCAGAGCTTAGAGCAGGTTGTAGCATTATGAAAGATGCTGCTATGTATGCAGAGCTTAAAGAAGGTAAAGACTTGCATAAGATTGCAGCGACTCTAGCCTTGGGTGGAGACCCTGAGAATGTTACTAAGGCAGAGCGTCAGAAAGGTAAAGCGATTAGCTTTGGCTTTATTTTTGGTATGAGTGCACCTAGCTTTGTTGAATACGCGTTTGTTAACTATGGAGTTACCTTTACATTAGAAGAGGCTCAAGCTATTAAATACAAATATTCTCAGAGATATAAAAACATAGCTGCGTATGCTAAAAAGTGGTGGAACGACTATAAAACTGAGATGGTGCAAACACCACTAGGTCGCAGAAACAAAGCTAGACTTGGCACTGATGCTATTAACTACGCTACTCAGGGTTGTATAGCTGAGACGACAAAGCTATCTATACACTATTTAGTTTCTGAGTACCCAGAAGCTTTAAAGTATATTTATAATGTAGTCCACGATGCGATATATCTTAGAGTACCAAAAGGCACTGAAATTGAGTGGGCTGATAGATTAGCAGCTGCTATGAAGAAAGGTTGGGTAGAAATGTGCAAATGCCCTATGCTATATTTTAAAGATATACCAATGCCAGTAGAAGTAGAATACACTACTAATGGCCAATATGTTTGTAAGGAGTATTAAGATGATTGACCTAGAAGGCGATTTTGAATTAGCAGATGTTGCTGATATAGATTTGGATATTGATGGACAAGTAATGCCACCAAAGAATGATAAGATAGCTTTAATAGATGCAGATACCATAGCATATACGGCTTGCTTAAACTCTGAGGTTGCAGTTGAAGTTTTACCTAGAGATTTCTATAGTGATGAAGAGTGGCAAGACTTACTAGATAATCCAAACTTTGTAGAAGCTGAGGGAGTTGTTTATGAGGCTGATATTAAAGTAGCTATGGCTAAAGCTAATGAGAAATTGCAGCGCATTATGGATAAAACTGGATGCCAAAAGTTTGAGCTACACTTTACAGGTGGCAGAGATAATTTTAGATATTCTATTTATCCAGAATATAAAGCCTCAAGAACTGTAAGACGTCCAGCCGGCTTGGTAGAAGTTAAAAAAGAATTAGCTAAAAAGTTTGGTGGTACTATTCACACTAAATGGGAAGCTGACGATGCTGTAGTGTATAACTATACTACTAATCCAGATAAGTATATTCTATGCGCGATAGATAAAGACGTCTTAAACTCAGTTGAAGGTAAACACTTTAACTATTATGAGTCAGCTCAGTATAATATAGAAATGAAGTGGCATGAAACAGATAGATATAAAGCTATTGTGTGGCCATTCTTACAAACGTTAATGGGTGATACTTCAGATAATATTAAAGGGTTGAGAGGTATAGGACCGGCTAAAGCGCAAAAGATACTGGACGGTTGTTTAACAAGGTCTGAGCTTTGGGCAGCAACTAAACAAGCATATAGAAATCAAGGTAGACCTGAAAGTGATGCACTACTAAATATGAACTTAGTAAATATGCATTTACTTAAAGGTGATAAAATAGTATTACTTACAGATGAGGAGCTAAGCAATGAAGATTAATAGACCATATGAGATGCAATATGAAGATTTAGTTAGAGATATTCTAGCTAATGGTGAGGTAAGACAAACTAGAAACGGTAAAGTAAAAGGTGTGTTTGGTAGAACTCTAGAGATTGATTTAGGTGGTGGTATAATGCCACTACTTAATGGTCGTAAAATATTTTACAATGGCATACTTGGCGAGTTTTGTGCTATGCTAAGAGGCCCTAAGAATGTTAAAGATTTTAGAGCTCAAGGTTGTAATTACTGGGATTTATGGGCTGATGCAGATGGTAATCTTACTCTAGACTATGGTAATGCTTGGCTAGATTTTAATGGTGTTAATCAATTACAAAACGTTATTGATGCTATTAAAAATAATCCTACAGATAGACGTATGATTATAACAGGATGGCGACCAGATAGATTAGATGAGCTTAGCTTACCGTGCTGCCATTATGCTTATCAATTCTACGTTAGAGACTTAAATGGTAGAAAGTGCTTAGATATGCTATGGCATCAAAGAAGTGTAGACACTATGATAGGCTTACCAAGTGATATGGTCTTTGGCAGTGCCTTTATTATAGCTATGGCTGCTTATACTAATACAACGCCAGGTAGATTAATTATGACTCTAGGTGATACACATATCTATGAGGAGCATGTTGAAGCAGCAGAGAAGTACCTAGAAAGAATTAAACGATATAGACCACCGTTGTGTGAGTTTAAGAAAGTTAGAAAGCATATAACTGAAATAGAAAAAGAAGACTTTGTAATTAAATGCTATGAATGTCAAAATCCAATAGCTTTCGAATTAAAGGCTTAACATGGTAGTGCCAGCATTAGGAGTTGTAATTATACTAATCACACTTGCTATAGGTGACCAGTTTGTAAAGGATATGGACTTAGAGCATGGTGCATTAGGCGGATTAGGTGCTATAGTAGTTTTACTAGGTATTATAGCCGGCGGTTTTATACTTATCTTTTGAGGTTTAATATGATAGTAAGTACTATTTTATTAAGTGCAGATGATGAGTATATAGATAAAGATGGCAATTTACCTGCTCGCCCAGTGTTTGATAAGTTTATGCTGAGAGAGTTATGCAGAGGTAAAGCTATTAGTGGCGCAGCTGAAGCTATGCTCCCACCAAGCATTAGAAATGTAACTGGTGGCATAGAGTTTATGCCAATCACTATAAAAGAGATAGATAAGTATGCCGAGCTACTTATAGTAGTAAGGTCTAAGAGTCAGAGTTTAGGTGGTAAAGTATTTAGATTTACCAATTTTAAAATGTTAGCTAGAAGTGAAGGGATAGAGTTATGGATAAGAAAAGAGAAGAAGAATTAAAAGCGTTAGCTATTGAGACTGCTCAGATGAGTCCAGCTAAAAAGCGCAAAGTTGGGGCAGTCATAGCTGGTGAGGCAGGCGAGGTAATTACAATCGGTTATAATAATAACCGTGATGGCTCATTAGTTTGTGAAGATGTTAATGGTAATACTTTACCTACAGTTGAGCATGCTGAGGTTATGGCTATTAGAGAAGCTAAATACCTCAATATATTAGATAGAGGTAGATATATTTATGTAACACATCCGCCATGCGAGAATTGTCAAAAGGCTATAGATGAGGCTGGGCTTGAGTATAGACTAGTTGATAGCTTTATGAAGTTTGATAAGGGTAAATTGCGCTATGGATTAATCCCACCGCAAGCAACTAAAGCTATAGCAGAAGTACTTACCTATGGCGCTAAAAAATATAAGCCTAATAACTGGCAACTAGGTGAGCCAGATAGATATGTAGATGCATTATACAGGCATCTTGAAGCATGGCGAGCAGGTGAAAAGTTAGACCCTGAGAGTGGGTTATCTCATCTAGCCCACGCGATTACAAATATTTCATTTTTAATCTTTTTTGAAGATAAAAAACAAATATAACCTGGCCAAATTTGAGCCGTGTCGAGTTTTATATTTTAATTAATATAATTATATTAATTAAGATAAAATCTCGACAGGATTTGTTTTCAATTTAATTAAATTTTAATATTTCTTATGATATAATATAAGAAATAAATGAAAGGAGCAGAATGAAATTTGTTAAAGATTACGTGGAAGAAAAGCTAACCAACTATACTACCCAAGATGTTGCAGATATGCTAGGCATTTCGGTTAGTATGATTACGGCATACAAACGCTATGACTATAATGCTAGCTTAGATGTGGCTAAACGTGTCTATGAGTTGGATGGCGTAGTTTTGCATCCGTTTTCGGAGGCATCAATCAAATTTGAACTATCAAAGGATAAGAAATGAATTTAATAGAAGTTGAAGCAGCTATAGTTAAGTGGTCTGCAGATAGAGGTATTTTAGCAAATGGCTCAGCACAAACTCAGTGCTTAAAATTAATGAGTGAGCTAGGTGAGCTAGCTGATAACTTAGCTAAAGGTAAAGACGTCACAGATGATATAGGTGACTGCTTTGTAGTATTAACTAATATAGCTAGGCTATCTGGTACTACTTTAGAAAAGTGTGCTAATTTTGCTTATGATGAAATAAAAGACCGCAAAGGTTTCTTAAATGCTAATGGTACTTTTATTAAAGAGTCAGACCCTTGCTATGCTGAGAAATATGCAGAATGGCAAAAGTCTCAAGAAGAAAAAGAGTTTGTTAAAAATATGGAGGATAATGGGTTTACTTTGCAAAGAACAGCTGGTGGCTGGATAGGCGTTAAGAAAGGTAGTAAGAAATGAGCTACTCTTATATAATAAAAGAAGACTCTAATCTCTTTGGTAAGAAGATAATAGTTGAGTGCTATAGTGATAAAAGGCTTGTAAACTATATTTCTATGGGTACTATTTTTAAAGATAAAGTGCCAGAAATGTATCTTAAAGCTATAGATGCTATTATTAAAGCAGCTGACTGGAGTCCTACACCTATTAAGACTTGTGGTGCATTATCTAGATTTGATGCTTGCAGCTTATTACCAGTAGGAGTTTAAAATGATAGAGCAATGTAAAGGTAAGGACTTAGCTAAAGTACCAGCTAGCAAGCTCATAGCTAACGGTTGGATAGCTACGATTAAATATGACGGTAACTATGTGCAAATAGAAAAGCTAGGTGATAGTGTAAGGTTTTATACTTCAGGTGAGAAAGAGTTTTATATCCCTGAAATTGCTGAGTATTTAGTAGAGAATAATACTTGCGATTTTATTATTGAAACAGAATACATAGCTTTAACTACAGGTAAGCTAGGTAGTAGGGTAAATTGCAGCACTGGGTCTTTACGTAGTCAATTCGAAAAAGGCTTAGCTCACGGCATAGTAGGTCAGTTTAAAGTGTTTGATATTATTAGTTATAACAATGAGTTGCTAACTGAAGGCTATCAAGATAGGCTTAAAATCTTAGAAGGGCTACAGCTAGGTGAGCATATCCAGCCAGCGTTTACTTATGGTGAGATTATGACACTAGACCAAGCTAGAGAAGCGGCTAGATTAATAGTGGCACAAGGCTGGGAAGGTTTATATCTTAAACAATATAACCATAGATACGAGCCTGGTAAGCGAGTTAATACAGCTATTAAGCTTAAGATGAGACCAACGGCAGACTTGCTTTGCATAGGCGTAGTTGAAGGTGAGGGTAAATATGTTGGGCAAATAGGTGCCTTAATTTTAAAAGATAAAGTAGGAAGGATTGTAAATGTGGGTAGCGGTTTGTGTGATTTTAGCCGTGGTAGGGACAGCTCAGTTTTTGTTGGGTCAGTAGTTGAGATAGAGTATGAGCAAATACTTGATACTTATATACAGCCGACATTTGTTTGTATAAGAGAAGATAAAACGGCGGAGGATATAGACTAAATGAAAGAGCAAGATATCCAAAAGAAGATTATTACGTATCTTGAAAGCATTGGAGCTTATGTAGTAAAGGTTATTACTGCTAATAAGTCTGGAGTGCCAGATATTCTAGCTTGCTTAAATGGTAGGTTTATTGCTATAGAAGTTAAGACGCCAGAAAGTAGAAGTAACCTTTCAGCTTTACAAGCTTATAACTTAAGTAAGATTAATGAATGCGATGGATTAGTATTGACGGCTTGGAACCTAGAAATGGTAAAAGAATTTATTGCTGCGGAGCTAGGTGATGAGTACAACATTGATTAGTAGTGGCGAGGCTAAAGAACTCGCCCTCTTAGGTTATTTACTTGGTATACTAGAAATGGAGCACGATTATGAGTTTATTAGTCCAGAAGATAATAAGAAACTTAATAAGATTGAGAAAGATATTAAGGCTTTTATCGGTGAGTATAAAGGTATTAAAACGAAAATAATGGCAAAGCTTAAAAAGATTACTAATATAGTTGTATCTAATAAAGCTAACTATTGTGTCCAACTTACTACTCTAGGGATAAACTTAGTCTATTTAAACTTTGCCTGGAATGAGCGTAAGAAGCCATTAAGCTATAAGCTCTCTAATTTCTGGAGTACTATAGAAGAAGACTTAACCTATCTAATGCATAAAGACTGGGATGTGCATAGCGAGCAAAACTGTGAGCAAGAGCATGTAGACTCTATAGCATTAGCATATGATATATTAGGAGGATTATAATGAGGCCATATCCACATCAAATAGAAAAAGCAGAAGCTTGCTGGGAGATTTTAAAATCTAAAGGTTATGTTTATCTAGCTGGTAAGCCTAGAAGCGGTAAAACTTTAACGGCGTTATTAATAGCTGAAAAGAGTAGTAAAGTTAATAATGTTATAATTTTAACTACTAAGAAAGCTATACCAGGCTGGGAGCGTTTTCTTAGTGATACTGAGCTTGGACTAACTAAAAACTATACAGTTACTAACTATGAGCAAGTAGGTAGAATTACTGGTAATAAATACAATATGAAATTAGATGGTAGTAACTATCAACTAGCTATCATAGATGAAAGCCATAACTTAGGAGTGCTAGGTAGACCTTCTCAACGTGTTAAGCTTATTAGAAAGCTATGCTGGGAGTTACCACATATCCATCTTAGTGGTACTGCTATAGTAGAAAGTCCTAACGGCATATACCATCAAATGTGTATCTCTAAGTATAATCCTTTTAAGTTTGCTAATTTTTATGACTTCTTTAGACACTATGGATTGCCTTACTATATCAAAGCACAAGGTAGAGAAATACAGCAATATGATAAAGCTAATGAAGAGCTATTGTTACCTGAGGTTAATAAGTTTACTGTCTATATGACACAAGAAGATGCTGGCATTAGTAGTGACGTGCAATCTACGGATAAACTACATTATGTAACTTTGTCAGATTATACTAAGCACTTCTATAATAAGTTGCAGCGAGATAAGGTTATACCAGATTTCTCTTATGCTAATGGCACACCTAGTGGCTATGATATAGTGTGTGATAGCGTTATGAAGCTTAGAATGTCTTTACATATGCTAGAGGGCGGAGTGCTTAAGATAGGTGAAGACTATATTGAGCTAGGTAATACTGAAAAGATAGATTATATTAAAGAAACTTTTGGTGATACTAAAGACGTTGGTATTATGTGTCATTTCATAGGTGAGCGAGACTTGCTAAGAAAGCACTTTAAGAATGCTGAAATATATAGCTCTACAGCAGATGCTGAGGGCGTAGACTTATCGCATTTAAAACACTTCGTGATTATGAGTAGTGGCTATAGTGGTGCTAAGTTTATCCAAAGAAGGGATAGAGTTGTAAATATCAATGGCTCTAATACTACTATAGTTAATCATATACTTGTCAAAGGTGGTATATCTGAGCAAGTATATAAACAAGTAAGTAAGAAAGAAGATTTTAACAACTCTACTTATGTTAGAAGTGAGGTTTAGCTTATGCCTAACTCTCTTAGCTTAGCAGTGATATTTTTAATCTTATCATTTGCTAAGTCTATCTCTTTTTGCACTATGGCTCTTTCATTTGTTAGAGCAACTGAGTTTTTACCTTTGCCATTCAAACTAGCTAATGAAATATTTATGTTTCTTAGCCTAGTTTGTTTAAAGCTTAATAGCTTTTCATTCTTAGCCTTTCTAAGCCTTAGCTTATTAATCCTAGCTTGAATATCTACAGGTTTATCGTCACCAGATACATAGTTAGATTTGTAACTAAACTTCGGCACTTTAAACGGCTTCTCAAAATCTTTTACAACTTTTGGCATTAGTTATCTCCTTGTAATTTTGTTACTGCTGGTCTAGTCGTAGCAGCAGGTTGTGCTTTAAAGCCTTCTATATTTTCTATGGCAACTCCAAGATCATCGAATTGTGTTTTTAGCTCATTATATTTACCTTGAGCAATGCTCAATTCTTTCTTAGCTACTTGCAACTTATTCTGCCAATTAGCTAAATCTTGAGAGTTTGTTTTTTCAAGCTGAGATACTTTAGCAGATAGCAAGTCATAATTAGCTTTCTTCTTATTTATAGTAACTTCAGCACCTCTAACTTTTAAGTCTAACTGTCTAGCCGTTTTGCTTAAATCAGTTGTCACACCTTTAAGAGCATTTATATCATAGCTAGTTAAGTCAGCCTTATCAATATCTTTTAGCATACCAATAAAGTTGTTTCTAATATCATCTGATACATTTGGATTAGAGATAATCTTATTAGCCATAGTAAAAGGAGTCTTAGAGTCTTTAAGGTCTTTTAGTATTAGCTTTTGCATTGCTATATTATTACCACCTTCGCCAATTCTATATAAGTGAGATTTGGCATAACCTAAAACAGCGCTAATAAAACCGAGCCAACCAGTATCGGGATTAGTACCTTTAGCAGGATTAAACACCCTATAGTCATTTCCAAACTTCTTGTTGTACTCATCAAGTAACTCTGATGTTGCTTTAGCTTCTTTAGTATCAAAGCCCTTTTCTTCCAATTTCTTAGCAAGAACATCGTAATTAATAACACCCTTCTCATCCTTTGCCTTTGTTACTGTATCAGCTAAATCTAGATTTTGCGCAGCCTTTCTATAATCTGTGTTTGCTGCTTTGATAACACTAGAAACTTCGCTAGGCAAGTTATCAGAATTTTCTAATAAATTATCTATAGAATGATTAAGCTTTGCTAATATAGCTCTATCTCCACCAACTGCTGTTTCAGCCATATCATTTACACGTTGTTTCATAGCTAGTACTTCTGGCACACTCATAATAGGGTCTTTATCTATTCTATTCTTAAGCTTTTCTAAGTCTTGATATACAGCACTAGCTTTCCAGCCTTCTACCTTATGTAAATCTATACCTTTAAAAGCATCTCCAGTATTAACACCAATATCTAGGTCTTTTAGCTTTTCTACCATATCACCATAGTTTTGTTTAGCTACATCCATATATTTACTAGCGTTTTCTACGTCAGCTGCAGCATCTAGATTATGCACTCTAGCTCTAACCCTTTTAAGCATCTCGAATGCAGCATCATCGCTAGAGTTTACAGCTTGTTTCATTACACCGTGAGCTGCTTCTCCTAGCATATTAGCTAGTGCTAAGGCTTGCTTATCTTTAGGCACTCCATCCAGCATTTTAGAAATCTCTTCATTAGTTAAGCCTTTGCGCTCGCCAAACTTCTGCACTACAGATAAAACACCATCACCCCACTTGTCTTTAATAATGCTAGCTGCTTTATCAAATACTGCTTTACCTACTGCGCCAGCAATAGCGCCAACGCCGGCATCAGTAGCTAAGTCTTTAGCAGTGCCAGTCTCGCCACGCTCAGAAACGCCTCTAATAGTATTTAGCCCAGCTTCTAGTGCAGCTACTGCAGTTTTAGTTTTTAACGCTGGCATAAGAGTTTCTAGCGCAAAGCTTTGCACATCAGTAGGTGTTATATCACCTTTCTTATAGCCATTTTTCTTATAGTACTCTTCTAGCTCTTTATTTATATACTTTAATTCTGCTTTAGCTTTATGGTCGTTTTTAATACCTATAGCATCTCCAGCATCTTCTATAACAGTTAATACCGGTAAAATAAAGTTTTTATTTATGCCTTTAGCGGTAGTCTCTATAGGCTCTTTTAGCATCTTAGCACTTTCTATAGCACCATCAACTAAAGCTTTACCAGGGTTCTTAACAATATCCCAGAAAGTTGGGTCAGACTTAGCAGTTTTCCAACCGTCCTCACCTGTAACTACTGGAGCTGGTGGTGCAGTAAACGTTTGCTGAGGTGCACTAGGTTGCGCTGGCTGAGGCTCTGCTTGCACAGTCTTAGGTTGTATCATATTATCTAAGAAACCTAAACCACTTTGTTTTGCTTTTGGCTTAGTATCAGTAGGAGTTACTGCTCCTATCTGTTTATCTAAGAAACTTAAATCTGGCATTTATTACTCCTTAGGTCTATTATAGCCCTCTTGAGCACCATCATTAGTCATACCTAACGCAGACATAATAGCACTAGGGCCTACAGCTTCTGCTGGCTCACCATTAGCTACTGACCTTGGGTCCATAGTAGGTGCTGGTGCTAGCTTATTAGCAACTTGCTCAAATACATCGGCAATGTATTCACTATTTCTAGTTTTCATAGCTCTCATACTTAATGCTACTACTCTACCAAAACTAGCTGGGTCTGCATTCATTAAGAATTGACCTGGTACTCCCTGGATTATAGCATCTAGTTGTACTTTTTCTAAATCATCGGTCTCGTTATAGTTAGCCGTAGTTATTTCTATATCGTAGTTTAGAAACTCTATTTGCGTTTCTCTTTCTATCCACGGCACTATTTTAGCATTGCCATCTTTGTCATATTCTATCTCTTTGATAGCTATCTCTTGACCGGTACCATCTTCTTTTGGCATCATAAATGGCTTATTAAGCTCTATAAATCTATCACCATTTCTTTGGTCAGAAATGCGTAGAACTTTATAAGCTTTATAGTATAGTTTAGAAAACTCCAAAATATCCTCGCCCATACATTCATACATATACTCTATGTTAGAAGTAATATAGGTTAATGCAGAAGCGGTCATATTTTGTTGTAACTTTACTTGTCTACCTGATGCTGAAGAGCCCATCATACCCAAGAAGCTGTCGTTAAGGTTTAGTATCCTTTTAATTCTTTCTAGTGACCTATCTATAATTTGATATTGTGCTAGGACGTCAGCATGCAAATTATCTACTTTAATACCATTAATGTCCTTAACTTCAATAATAGAGTTCACTCTATTAAAAGCTTTTCTAAACTCAGATAGACTTTCTACTGCTGTTTTATTTACGTATACTTTATTAACGTTAACCATTAATTGTATCTGAATGAGCGCCTGATTGATAGCTTTCTGGCTTTCTAGAACTTCTCTAAATATACCATAAAATCCATCGTCGTCTCTTTCTAAATAGATAGGTCTTATTGGAAACTGAGTTAAATCTGAAAGCTCGTGTGTTTCTAATATTACATCACCACACCAAATAACTTCGTGGATTTTATCATTCTCATCTTTAAGATATGTAGTAACCACTAGATAATTTTCAGTCATCTTATATTTAGAAGTTGACTTTTGTGGCTGCTCTATCTCAGCTATAGTAAATAATCTATTTAATTCATCTGCTTTACCAGGCCAATGTTTTTCTACATCGTTTTGTGAAAGCCATCTAAACTTAGATATATACTTAGCATCAGAATAGTCTTCTTCTCTACTTCTAGGGTCTACTAATACCTCATCCCATGGTAAGTAGTTAATTTTAATCTGCATATCCTTGGTACCAAACTGGTCAGTTTGCCCAGTCTCTTCTGCCCTAATCTCGTAAGCACAAAATCCAGTAAGTAGTAAGTCATCGATTAGTTTTACTCTAACGCGCTTAAACTTACTAACTCTTAATGTATACTGGATTATATCCTGACCAAGCATAGCTATATTAACATCTTCCATACCTACTGGCTTAACGTTAATGTTACTAATCGTGGAGGCTAAGTAACCTCCAACAACTCTTTTATAAGACTTAATAACGTTAAATGTTTCTGCAGGTTGCTTTCTATTAGCTAGGACATTTAGCTGTTCTATAGTATAGTGCTTATTATGGTTAAACGCTATAATTTCTCTTGCTTGGTCTCTAGACTTTTGAAAGTATTCTGCAGAATACTCAAAGTAATCCCTAACTTTTTCTATTAATGACTTACTCATTATTAGCTCCTAGTTCTCTCTTTCTTTGCTCGATAAGAAGATTTTGTAAGCGTTTATCTAGCTTATTAAAATACTCTAGTTTTTGCTCATCGGTCTCTAGCTCATCTAGCTCTAAATTTAATCTATATCGCTCACGATTTTCATAAGACTCACCTAGGCTTTTCTTAAGCTTAACAGCTTCCATCATTGCATTTTCAGCTAAGCCCCTAGTTAGTTTCCTAGTACCAGAGTCTAATGATGCTGAATATTGTGCTACGTTTCTAGACCAAGCATTCATATTACCATCTAGTTTAGCCTCTGCTGTTTCTGCTGACTCGCCATTAAGTATTGCAACTAAGCCATTCATTTGTATCTCAAGCTCTTTATCACTAAAGGCAGCGCCAGATAAGAATTTAATCGAGTTAGCCGCTAGCTGCTTAGCTTCTAATTCTAGTCTATTAATTAGCGTAGCAGTATCTTTATACTCATCTGCTCTAATACCATATTTAGCTAAAGTATTCAAGGCATAGTTATCTAAAGTTTGGTTACCAGTTAGCTTAGTTATAGTCTGAAGTAACTCTTTAACATCTTTTTGGCTTTGTAAAATAGTGTTAGCCGCTACAGCTTTTTCAAAGGTTTCTGCTTGTTTACCTTTACCTTTAATCGCGTTAAGTGCATCAGGGTCTTCACTAATTTGTGTAGCATAATCAGAGTCGCTAAGGTTTAACTGGCTTTTAAGATTTGTTACACGTTGCTTAACTTCTTCTTTATTTTTAACTTCTTGTTGCTTTGGTGATAGTTCTGAGCCTTTAGTATAGAGACTATATTGTCTAGCTTTTTCTGTATTAGCCTTCTCGCCAGCTAGACCTGCTTGAGCGTCATAATACCTACTTTGATGCCTATTTTTATCAGTCATAGAATACTCTTTAGCAACTTGGCCCTTTAGCTTAGCTTCTTCTAATAAGCCTTTATTATACTTATGCAATCTTTCAGACTCAGCTGAATACTCATCTATAAGATTTTGGTCTGCATATTTAGCTTGGTCTCTAAAACCCATTGCTACGCCCATAAATGCAGGGCTCATAGGTATTTGAGTACCGTCTTTTTGCGTTAAAACTAGCTCATCTGAAGGTCCATTATACTTAACATCTATAATAGGGTTAGACATTGTACCATATTTAGAGTCTAGAAAATTATTAATCCAATCAGCACCAGCTTGGTCGTAAACTATGCTTTGCTTAAAGCCCTCTACAGCATCAGTAACTTCTTTAGGTATATTATACTCTTTATAACTCTTGCTATATTTATTAGTTTCTGGATTATATTGATATTGTGTTTTATCAAAGCCTTCAGGTGGATTACTACCATCAACCTCATCAGTCTTAACACTAGCCATATTGCCTTGAGCATTTCTTAGCGCTTTAACTACATCTAAATAATTTTCACCAGCTTTTAATCTAGCATTACCAGCTTTTGCTTTTAGCATTTCAGTCTGTAGCTGTTTAAGCATCATATCTTGTTGTTGAATACGTTGGTCATTAATAGTCAGAGACTGCTTACCAGCTTGTAGCCTTTGCTCTCTTTCTATCTGCAAAGCATTATATCTATCAGCATCTTCCATACCTTGATACTTACCATAGGTAGCAGCTGCTGTAGCACTTCCTATATTTAACATGTTATCTCCTAAAATTGATTAACTGGACCACTAGCAAATCTATTATATGATTGACTAGTTTGACCATTACGTTGCTTATTATACATTAAAGCACCAAAAGCATCTGCCGCACTATTACCAGCTTGATTAGCTATGTTAAGCCAGTTAGCAGCACTAGAGCCTAACGCATTAGCATAGTTAGCATTAGAGTTAGCCATCATTTGCGCTGCTAAGCCTGTCTGACCTGTGCCATAACCTAAGAAGCCTAGTTGTTGCTGTCTTACTAAATCTTCAGTTTGATTAGCTATTTCTGCTCTATCCTTAGCAGCTTGTAATTCCATTTGATAGTTAGCTTCTGCTTCAATTCCAGAGCCTGTTAGCCCTCTCTGAGCCATAGTTTGAGCTACTTTATCCTGAGCTAATCTAAATTGCTGGTCATATCTATCTAATCCTAAGCTTGTTTTCTTTTCAGGCGTTAGTGTTTTATAGTAGTTAGCTAGATTTTGCTCAATATCACCATAAATAGCTTTTTGCTCATTATATCTTTGCCTAGCCCACTCGTCTTGTTGGCGAGCAGCATCAACGGCAGCCTTTTGATTTTTAACTCCCTGATAAGTACCATAGGCTGACATAGCAGTTCCAGCTATACCAGCCACACCATTAGCTATATTAAGCCAATTAGCCATGCTTACTCCCTTTAGTTTTTATTGACTATTATATCTAAAATTAAATTAATTTTAGTTTAAACGATTTTAATTCTTCGAATTGTTTTCGCTCTTTGTGCTCACCAGTCTTGCCGAGATTAAAGCTCTCGACAGGACGGTGATAACCCATAACTCTAGTCCATACTACGCATTTAGTGCGCTTATTAGTATTCTTTTCTAGTATTTCTTCTTTGGTCATCTCATATTCCTATTATCAAAAATATATCTATAATTATAAACCTTGCCAACACCAACTATCTTTAGGTGAATACCTAATCCTTCATTGTGGTCTACTGGTATACCTATATTAGCTACATCTTGGCTATCAGAAGTAAAGTGTCTTGATACTACTTCTTTATCATCAATATATACGCTTATTTCTAAATCACCAGAATAAACTATATTAACACTATTCCACTCTTTGGTAAGGTCAAAAGAGCCGCCAACAAACTTATTAGTAATGTAGGTCATTACATTATATTGTGTTTCATCATCATAAGACTTATAAACCTTGCCATCTTGCAAATAATACAAGTCGTGATTAAGAGATATACTAAAGGCATTTTGCCAATCAATTAATGTTATTTGCGGCTGATTAGTATTAAAATCTAGTTTAACTACTTTAGTGTCCATAAAGAGATAATAAACATCACCAACAACTACGCTATTAATTATCTTGCCTTTAGGCAATTCAAATCGTCCACGAGTTATGTTATTTATTGCAGAGCCTATTGATACCATTAGGTAACCATTAAACTCCCATATAATAGCGTTCTTGATATTCTGGACACTTAGTGCAGATGAGCAACCTATTGATTGTGATACGTTAGCTAGTGTGTAGTTAAACTTATCAGTTCCACCAAGCAAATAAGTTGTATTCTTAGAAAATACAACTAAACCTAATGGAGACGATGCCATAGCTATAACGTTCTCATTGATGGTAACGCTTTGTAGTTCATTCCACGTGTTAGGTTTGCCCGGACGAGTGAAATAAACGTTAGGTCCTTTAAATGCAAATAGAGTTGCTTTATGCTCTACTAATCCCATTAATCCATCAACATCGTGTATCTCTCTAAAATCTAGGTATTGTGCTGATGGGATATCAGTTAGGTTATCCTCATAATCCTCTTTATCTACTGTAGCTATGTATTTATATAGTGTAGAGCCTACGTTACGTCTATATAGTTTAGCCTTAAATCCAGCTGGGATATTCTTAATCTTAATACCTACTTTAGTATCATAAGTTAGGGACATATCATTTTTAACTGGGTTACTCTCTCTACCTGTTTTAGGGTCATATACTGTTACTGCATACGATAGCTCATCATTAGAAAATCTATTGAATATAGAGCCAAATGCTACAAGCAAATCTAATTCTACCTGCCATCTCTTATCCCTAGCTACTGCAGTCTCAGTTAATCCACCGAGAATAATAGCAACTTTCTTGCCATCTGCTGCATCAGTAGAGCCTTTAATAACTGCCTTTCTGATACCATTCTTTAAGCACTCTTTAAACTTCTTTTTATAATCCTCAGCATCTATTGATGCATTAACCTTAACGTAGTCTGGTAATTGACCTTTCTTTGGCTCGTCTATATAAGATTTTTCAGCCTCAGCAACAACTCTCATTTCATCTACCATTTTATCTATCTCTTTAATCTTAGCTTCTGATAGATTAGTTGCTATCTCTAAGGCAATATTTCCAGGCTCAAGTTTTAAAGTTAGTAACCTATCTTTAATATCTGCAATACCATTTACCTTAGTATTTAGCATATGAACTACACCATCTACTACACAATAAGTAGTATTAGCTAGTTGAGCTATTGATACATTCTGGGACTTCTTATATTTAATCCCACCTGTAAAGCCATCATCATCGTATAGATAGATGCAATCTGTATCTATGCTATTGTGGACTTCTGTGTCTTTAGTAGAGCTTTCTACTATTCCACGATAAAGTATAACGTTCTCAAGGTATTGAGCTTCATTAATACTCAACAAGTTAGAAGCTTTAGAGTTGTTCATACCAACAAGTTCTGTAGGCAAATTTGCTTCCATATTTAATTCTCCTTCTGTAATATTAGCATATTCTCTTTTAATCTTTTGTGTAGGAGTATCTTGTGTTACAGGCATTATATCATTTGACCTAAGAAACATAGCCTCCAAACCTAATGGGCTCTCATTAAAGTTTTCTGATATATCATCATTAACTTTGCTTAAATCGTTATCACCTCCAGAAAAGAAGTTATTAATATTAGGACTATCAGTAGTTACTCCAGAGGTTTTATCAAATGAAATACCAAGAATATTAGACATATCCATAATGCCTGAATAGGCAGAAGTAAATCCTGATAATGCAGTAGCTAGACCAATAGCTTTATTAAAGTCTAGCATCTTTAATCCTAGCAATCCAGTCCTAAATCCAGGTATAACTGAGAAAGCTATGATTGATGCAATCTCCACACCTTTAGCTATATTGCCTGCAGTCTTAACATCTACATCAAACACCTCAAGAACGTCCATAGCTAATTCGGCCATATATCCAAAGCCTACAGCACCCATAGCTGTATTCCAATAGTGGTAATCTATTTCAAATTTACCTATTACAGTATCATAGGTTATATTAGATTTGTTTACACCACCTATTTCATTATTTAAATAGCCTTCTCTTGTAGTCTTAGAAAATGAGCCATACTCTACACTAGTAGTTTTATAGCCATAATCCTTGTCGTTAATCTTTTCAGTCTTAAATGTTGAGGTTATTACATCATAGTTTAGTTTATTATTAACTACCTCATAAGAAGTAAATGTATTACCTACACCTAATCTACCTGGGTTACCTAGTTCTAGTTGCTGACCTATGCCATACCCACTAATTCCTGTAGGACTCTTAGAGTCGTTCTTCCATCCACCTAACTCCATACCATCTACTTTATTAGATACACTAACTCTGGAGTCCGTAATAGATATTTGTAGTGCTTTATTTTCAGGGTGGTCTACATTTATTCTACCCGAAACTACATCCATAGCAGCCTTCATACTACCTAATGGATTTTTAGCATCAAACTGGGTTAAGCTAATAGATAAGTTTTTGCTCTCTTCAACTTGTCTATTAACAGCATCAACTACAGTTTTACTAATAGTTGATAGTTCATCTAGGGCAGACTTAACTGCTATATTTAACTGAGATACATTAGTAGCTAGTTGAGATGAATATCCAACACCATTACCACTATCCCCTGATGAGTAACCTAATGATTGGCCTAGGTTACCTAACCCTAGTCCTGCTGCAGTCAAACTGCCCATACCAAAGCCATCAAAAGACCCAGAGTTAATAGAGTTAGAGTGCCCTAATCCGACCTCTGTATAGTTACCTGAATAACCTA